TGTCATTACGATTCGATGGCTTATTAGAAAAAGGACAGCATGATTGGATGCACTTTTTAGGTACAAGTAAATTAGAATGGGCATTGTTACTCACAGACATACAACGTGCTGTTCGTAAATATCACAACGAAAACTTTACTATTAGTTTCGATTGTGCTAGTCCGTTCTTAGCAACTGCTAACGGACAAATTTATGTTTCTACTGAAATTGAAGATAGACAAAAATGGCTCTACAGAATGTTGCCTAGTGCAGATGATAAAAAATACTCTACAGATACTAGAGAATTTATCGATGCTGTTAATCAAGATAATATTTTCAATGGTAGAACTTTTACAAATAGCCCAGTGATGGAAAATGTTCCTATTAAAGATATCTGTATATATAAGCCCGGCGACCTAAATAAAATAGGTAAAGAAGGACGTACTAGTTGGGATAGCTTTAGTTACGCAATTATGATGGGCCATAATGTTTGGCAACACCTCAACAGCGTACAAGAAGCCAATCGACAATATGATTTAGGACTTTGTCCTGCCATGTTAGTAGATGAAAAATTTGATAGAGTTTATTTTAAGGACATTATTGAAGCTATCTTTTCTACTGATAATAGAGAAATAGCAGAAACAATAATCGAAGAATACAGCAAATATTGGATGGCTATTCCTGGAACTAGAGGTGCTGTTGGGAAGAAGACACTTAACAATTCTACAACATTTGCCAATCTGTTTGACATCGAAGAGTCGACTGTAGTAGAATTAGAGCAAGACTTATTAGACGAACTAAAACTTGACGAACTTGAAGAAAGTGTAAAATGACTTTGCCAGATGAAAGATTTCGAGCTGTGCTTAGAACAAGAGAGTTTTTAGCAAATTTGTGTAATCCAAAACACACTCCTCGAGTACCTAAAATTATTAGAGATGAAGCAAGATGGTGCCTACGACACTATCCCGATTATTACGATATGAATAAAACATCTCAAACAAGTCCGGATATTTTTCAAGAAAGAATGGAACCTGTAACTAGACTTTTTAAACAGTACGAGGAAAGTAAAAATGATCACAATTAAAGATTTTATGGAAGTCGTTGACTATCGTGTTACTGAAGGCAGTGATTTTGGTTGGGGATGTTTTGGACCCAACGTTCACTGCTTAGATAGTTGGAATGGTGAACACGACGGGTATAGTATTGGCATAACATTTGATACTAAAAATCAAACTGTTTATAAATTCGAAGCACACGACTACTCTAAAGAAAATAGTTATCGATGGGTACATCCTGATTGGAAAGAGATCTACAACAACGATGCTAAAAATCGAGGTGTAAATAATGATCAAGCATACGACGATGTTAATTTTGTCGATTTAGAAATTGCCGAAGATCTGCTTGAAAAAGCTCGAGCCATTGTTGCTGGAGAAGATTACGATGAACGAATTAAAGTTCCATTAGAATTACCCGATAGTCTAATGAATAAATTATTCAGAATGGCGCACGAACAAGATATAACTCTTAACGAATTAGTAGAAAACATTCTTAGAGAAGAACTTAAAATTCAATGAAGAGTCTTATTATAGGCATGGGTATTGGTCAGCTGTATAAAACAGTTTTGACTAATCTTGGATCTGAAATTACTACTGTAGATTCGGATATCAGCAAAGGAGCAGACTTTCCGGATGTTGTGTCAGCAGTTATGGCACGGGGTCCGTTTGACACAGCACATATCTGTACTCCAAACTTTACTCACTTTCAATTAGCTATAAAAATTGCTCACGATTGTAAAATAGTTTTTATAGAAAAACCTGGTGTTGCTACTGCTAGTAATTGGATGACGTTGGTTCATTCTTTTCCTGATACACGCTTCATGATGGTTAAGAATAATATGTGGCGTAGTAATATAAAAGAACTACAAGAGTCGGCACAATCAGCTGATAGAGTCAGACTTAATTGGTTAAATCAAGATCGTGTGCCTAGTCCTGGAAGCTGGTTTACTACAAAAAAACTTGCTTATGGTGGAGTTAGTAGAGATCTAATGCCTCACTTACTAAGCTTGTATATAGCATTAAACCCTGACTGGTTAACTACTGCTATGAATGATCGTTCTAGTTTGATGAGATACCATCTAAAAGATTTATTAAACACAGAATACGGCACAGTTAATTTAGATGGTACATACGACGTAGATGACTTTGCTCAAATACGATTTAGTAACAAATGGGAATTGACCGCAGACTGGCGCACATTAGATAAAGACAAACGTAATATTGAAATGGATTTCGGCAATAGCACATTTACATATGAATTAGGATTGTGCCCCGAAGATGCTTACGAACGTATGATCGACGACGCAGTAAGTAATCTTACTAATGACGAATTCTGGAATAGACAAAATACAATAGATTATTGGATTCACGAAAGAATGGAGAACTTTTGAAAGTACGTTTACTTAGAACATACAGTGATGGTAAGTTTGTAGAAGAAGAATGGACTAAACCAGAACCTGCTGATACTGAAATTGAAGTTAAAGCTGTTATGACTGGTGTTTGCCGTAGTGATATAGATATGATGACAGGCAAATTTCCTACATTGCCTGCTCACATGAGTGGTCACGAAGGATTAGGTATTGTTACCAAAGTTGGTGGACAAATACTCAATGTTAAAGAAGGCGATTATGTAGCGACTCGAGGAGAGCCTGCGTATGCCGACTACTATAATGTTAGAGCTAGAGAATTTATAGTAGTTCCTAGCGCCGAGCCTAAATATATTTTAGAACCAGTAGCTTGTGGTATTAACATTATCAAACAAAACAGCACGTTACTTCAAAGCAAAGTACTACAACTATCTAAATGTTTGATAATTGGTAGTGGCTTTCTTGCCTGGGTTGCTTACAACACACTAAAACTAGATTATTATAAATTTGGTACTATTGAAGTTTGGGGTAATAGCAATCACGAACTGTGGGCAAATGAGAATGTATTAGTACAAGAGCCAAGTTACGAAAAATATGATGTGATTATTGACATAAGAGAACACATAGAAGTGCTGAAACGTAAACTGTTGGCGCCGCAAGGCGTTTGGATCATAGCTGCGGAAAAAGAATCGTTCACAACTACATTTAGCGAACTACTTTGGAATGCCAATACTATTGCTATGCCTAGTCCAAGACATGACGGATTTTATAATGCGATGTACGAAGCAGAACTTTGGGTAAAAACAAATAATTTAAAAGTTGACACATTCTGGACTAAGTGTTATAATCGCAACACTGAATGGCAACAAGCATTTGAAGATGGATTAAACAGACCACAAGGCTACAGCAGAGGCTATATTAAATGGGACTAAACACAGAACAACGACAAGATATAACATATTTCACAGGCTACGAAGTAGAACATACTGTAGCATATGGAATGAGAACGTTATTTGTAGTAGGTACACCCTCATTAAAAGACATTTTGGCTATTGCAGAAGACAGCCAAAGTTTTGAAGATGAATCTAAACGTATTAGACAAATTTACTTTGGAACCAGTCAAAGTTTTAATCCGGCAACACACGATAACTGGAAAATTTGGGACAACAGAATTATGGGATGTCTAGAGGCAGGTTATTGGGTCTGCTTAGACTTCGATGTTAAGTATGCTGAAGAAATTCACGAAGAAGGCTGGTGTGAGCAAGATAGATTTATTCCTATGATTAGTGTAAAATTACCTTACATTAAACTTTATAATTATAACGCAACACTTAAAATCGACGACCGTACTTGGGGTGCTACTAACCCTGGTGTATGGACACATCAACTACACAACCTAATGAGTAAAGACAAATACACACATTGGGATCAATACACACAGGATACATCAGTATGATTATTCGACAAGACCAAAGACCAAATAAAATGATATGGGTAACTTTTCGCAAAGAAGGTATTCATAAATATCCAGCAGCACTAACAGATCCTAATCTAGCAACAGGAGACAAATATGACGTTTCGTTCCTTGGCCATCCTCACCGCCATATCTTTCACTTTCGTGTGTGGATTGGTGTTCATCACAATGACAGAGACATCGAGTTCATCCAGTTTAAAAGATGGCTTGAAGAATTGTATAATGGCGAACAAGCTGTATTGCAATTAGATCATAAAAGTTGCGAAATGATGTCAGACGAATTATATGACATGATTTCAAAAAAGTATCCAAATAGAGAAGTTTGGATCGAAGTCTCCGAAGATGGAGAAAACGGTAGTTTTATCAAATATTAATTTTACATTACAAGGAAATAACATGGCTCGTAATTATAGAGGCTACGCATACTTCGATAACAATCCTAACATTGTTAAGATCTTCGACGACTTAGAAGCGTTGTTGGATTTTTGTCGGTGGGAACTTTTACCTTACAACCAAGCTGATCTTTATAATAAAGAAAGCGATGTCTGGAAGAGATTCCTACAAGCTAACAGAAACCACTATAAAGGTCGGAATAACAATAACTATCGTAAACAAAGAGATCGTTAATGACTGTGTATATTGTGGACCTTGAAGCAGTAGAAACTAGATATACTGCTCAATGGAAAGAACACTTACCCAAATCACTAAGAAAGGTCTGTAAAGATGTTGAAGTTATCTCTGGCCCTGAGGATATTCCTAGTGCCACTACTCCTGGCGCCTTCCTTAATTTTGGTGGCACTAATATCTATAAGTCTAAACAGACTGAAGAAATTAGTAGATTGTTTACTACCGGCAAAGTAAAATCCGGCGATCATTTTTTGTTTACTGATGCGTGGCATCCTGGCATCATTAATTTGAAATATATGAGCAGTCTGCTTAGTATTCCAATTAAAATACATGCACTATGGCATGCTGGCAGTTATGACCCACAAGACTTCTTAGGTCGGCTAATTGGTAATCAGCCGTGGGTCAGACATGCCGAGAAGTCATTCTTCCATGCTATCGACTATAATTATTTTGCCACAGCATTTCATATTGAGATGTTTGTGAGTAATTTATTAAATGATTATCCTTCTGAGAATCCGTGGTTACAAGATGACTTACAGGATGTGTTAAAAGGTGATTGGCCTAATGTTATACGCACAGGATGGCCCATGGAGTATATGGATGATACTTTGGTCATGTATAAAAACATGCCGAAAAAAGATCTGATCCTATTTCCTCACAGACTAGCTCCTGAGAAGCAGGTCAATATTTTTAGAGATTTAAAATCTTTATTACCACAATATGAATTCATTATTTGTCAAGAACATGGACTGACTAAAAACGAATATCACAATTTATTAGGTCAAGCAAAGATTGTGTTTAGTGCTAACTTACAAGAAACACTAGGAATCAGCTGCTATGAAGGTTGTGTATTGAATGCTATTCCTATGGTTCCAGACAGACTCTCATACACAGAAATGTATTTTGATACATTCAAATATCCTAGTAACTGGACAGATACATTGAGCAACTACATGGACCGTAGGCAGATGTTAGTAAAAACAATTATTGATCATATGACTTTTTACGAAACAAGACTGCCGATGTTACACAAACAAACGGAGGCATTACGTGAACAATTCTTCACAGGATCCAATTTATACAATAACCTTAAATGAACCTTTAACAATAAAACCTGAGGACATTACATTTACCTGGGAGTCAGCCAGTCTTCCAAGTCTAACCTCGGCAGATATTATTACTTTAACCAATAGTCCATATAGTAATCCTATTAGTATAGGAAATATAGAAACCGTCGACTTGAGTGGTATTGAAAGTTTTACCAGTTTTACTAACTTATACAAAGAAGAATTCGATGGCAGATTTCCAGATTATGATCGTGTTCAAGAAATGTGTAAAGAATATCCTGGACTGGAAATCGCATACAAAAAATTTAAAGAAGTTTATAAAATGGTTAAAGAGGATTACGAAGGTAAAGAAAGAGAACGTAAAGGTTACAACAAGTAATATGGCAACTTACACATTACCAATAACTCCAACAAGTAGTGGTCAAATTTATGTGTCTGCTGGTAACGGTGGAAGTGGCGGAACAGTTTGGTCCAATACAATCCATCCAACTACTCAATTTGGGAGTATTAACGGAAAGCCTATTATGGAAATTCCAAATAGCGACGACCCTAGCATCAAAATTAACGGCAAGATAGAATGGAATGGTGAAGACCTCCATGATAGATTAAAACGAATAGAAACCATGTTGAACATTCCTACAAGAGATGCTATAATGGAGGAGAAGTATTCAAAGCTTAAAAAGATTAACGATGAATACAACAAAGCGTTAGCAGAATATAAAACTTGGGAAACTTTAAAGGACTCGAAATGATTGAACAACTTATTACAGACAATCCAGGATGGAAACTTCGTTTAAAAGTTAATGACTGTATGAAACCAGACGGACTTAAACATCTTATGTTTACTGGAGAACAGTATAACGACAAAGGTGAATTGACCAATTCTAGTACATACGATTTCTTTCTAAATCGAGAAGAAGTCGTTAAACTTTGGACAACCTTAGCAAATGGTGTAAAATGAAAAAAATACATGTAACTTGGTCGGATATTCAAGGCAGTGTTATCGAAATTGCTAGGCAATTACAAAAAGATAACTGGCGTCCAGATTACATCGTAGGAATCACACGCGGTGGCGCTATTCCTGCGGTGATGCTTAGTCAATATCTTGGAGTGCCTATGAGACCGCTAGTAGTTAGTCTACGTGACGGTGGCGAATGTGTAAGCGACTTAGGCATGGCCGAAGATGCTTTTGGATATGTGTCTATGGATGATCGAGGGTATGAGCATTTTGAGATTACTGGATTGCCTGTACGTCACGATCCTACTAATCGAGATCTACGTAAAAAGATTTTGATAGTAGATGATATTAACGATACCGGTGCTACTATTGCCTGGATCAAAAAAGACTGGCCCAGTGGATGTCTTCCAAATAATCATGCTTGGAAAAATATCTTTCATAACAATGTAAGATTTGCCGTAATTCATAATAATCTTGCCAGCAAAGAAGAAGTAGATTATTCAACTATCGAAATTAACAAAGCAATTCTGGCGTGGACAATAAAGAACTAGATCGGTTCTGCTGTAATTGGGATATTCAATTAAGACATAGTTCGCGCACTATTAGAAGAATCAAACCACTACAGCTTAATGCTTTTCAAGATGCAAGTGATTATTATTTTCCTACAGAAGATATAGAGTGTTACGATATTCTGATACCTAAAGATAATTTTCATGCCTTAGCCGAAATTGATCAGAGAATGAATGACGTAATTACCAAATCTCGTGTAGATCAAGATTATGTTAGTCACATGAAACGTAAAGAAATGATCGAAATACGAGCAAGAAATAATAACCCTGCTGTTAAAAAAGCCTGGGATAACTATTCCACTTTAATGAATATGGTATATAATGAGTATGCTGACAGATATTGAAAAGGCCTTAAATGAAAAAAGAGCACCGTGGACAGAAATTGAATACAGAACTAAAGACTTCTGGGTCTTTAGAGACGCTTACGCAGTTACCCCAGGGCATTTGTTATTTGTGCCTACCGAAGAAAACTGGAACAATCTCTGGGAATGCTACAAAGCAGCCTACAAGTTCGGACACGAAGGTGTTGAAGCTGAAAGGTGGGATGCTTTTAACATCGGCCAAAATGTTGGAGAAGCAGCTGGCCAAACAGTAATGTATCCGCATGTGCATATGATACCTCGACGCAAAGGCGATATGGAAGATCCAAGAGGAGGAGTTAGACATGTCATTCCGGATAAAGGAAATTATAGAAAATGATAGTTTACCTTGCATCGGCTACAAATACTGAGGGCGACAGAGCTATGGAAAGACTCTATTATACTAAAGAACGTGCAGAAGAAGCTGCTCAGGCTATGTGCGAAGAATTAAAAGAAAAAATGAATTGGATCTATTATCCTATGATAGAGGAAATGGAACTTGTCGAATAATGTCTAAAGACATGTCAGATACTTCGTTCAATATTTGGATCGATTGGAAAAAAGATGATATGCCGTGGAATGAGATCTGTGTTAAGGTGTTGGAAGTGTTTGGATTGCCAGGACACCGTTACATTACTGCGTCGTCTACCATGCATTTAATTTTTAGATTTAAAACAGAAAACGATTATCGCTTATGTACAATATTATTAAGTGAATACTTATGATTTATGAAAAAATTGGCATTATTGGGCACGGGTACGTAGGTGAAGCTATAACTCAAAACTTGATAACATCTTTCGAACCTATAATTTTAGATCCTGCTAAAGGTTATACAGCTACTTACAATCAAATTAAAAAAGAATGTTCTAGTGTATTTGTTTGTGTTCCTAGTCCGAAAAGCACCGATGGATATTGCGATACCAGTATAGTAGAAGAAGTTTTAAAAAATCTAGAAGGATATAACGGCACTATTATTAGCAAAGTCACTGCTCCTCCGGATTTTTACGAATTATGGAATAAAAAATTACCTAATTTAGTATATGTTCCTGAATTCTTACGGGCAGAATCTAGTGTTACAGATTTTGGTAATACAGAATGGGTTATTATAGGTGGTTCTGTGGTAGCCTATCAACGTGACACAGCACGTATTTTAAAAGAAATACAACCAGGTATTAAACACGTAGAATATTGTGGTATAGGCGAAGCGGCATTTGTAAAATATTCTATTAATACATTCCTAGCAACTAAAGTTGTTTTTATGAATGAATTAAATCAACTAGCAAACACTCATAATTATGATTGGAAACACCTTGCCTACCTAATAAGAATGGATCGACGTATAGGCGATAGTCATACTCAAGTGCCTGGTCCAGATGGATACTATGGTTTTGGCGGTGCCTGTTTTCCTAAAGATACAGAAGCACTACTAAAATATTCTGAAGACCGTGGCATAAACCTAAATACATTAGGTGCCGCAGTAAAGAAAAATACTCTTTTGCGATTGACAAAACCTAAATAATATAATAAAATAGCAAGAAAGGACAACTTATGGTTTATAACAAAATGTATGTAAGTAACGATGATATTCACGAATCAGGAGTAGACGCAATGGCTGGAAATGGTGGCTACTCAGAAGGCAAAGTAAGCGATCAACTTCGTTTTAAAATGAAGCGAGATGGTAAAAGATTCTGGGCAGGCGACAATATTAGTGAATACATCTACGCAGACTCAACTCGACAACAGTTAATTGACGAAGCTACTGTGGCATTCGAACATGTATTGGATGCACTATTAATTGATCGAGAAACCGATCCTAACAGTCAAGGAACAGCAAGACGACTAGCTAAGATGTATTACAATGAAATTATGGCGGGTAGATACGAACTGGCACCAGATTGCACAGCATTTCCTAATGACAGCACAGATCGGTACGAAGGCATGCTTGTTGTTCGCAGTGAACTTCGTAGTATGTGTAGTCACCATCACCAACCTGTATCTGGTGTTGCTTATATCGGTATTATCGCCGCTAATAAACTTATCGGTCTCAGTAAGTATACTCGTATTGCTCAGTGGTGTGCTCGCCGTGGCACTTTACAAGAAGAATTAGCTAATGACATTGCTAGAGAGATTATGAAGGCGACCGATGCCAAAGATGTAGGTGTTTACATACAAGCCACACATGGCTGCTGTGAAAATCGCGGAATTATGGCACATAGCAGTCTTACACAGACTACAGTATTAAAAGGTGCTTTTAAAGATGATCAAGGAACTAAAAAAGAATTCTTTGACAACATTAAACTACAACAGGACTTTGCTCCTAGATAAGGAAAATCATGGCTAATTGGAAAGTATCGACTTACTACAAAAAATCATGCGAAGAACACGAGCATTATGTTAAAGATGGAAAAACAATTATTCGTAAAACAGGATTCCGTGGTTGTAGTTTTTTTGTAGAAACAAATAATGATAATCCTCCTGAATTCGAATTCACATATGTTCCAGGAGGCGACAAGAATAAAGACAGCATCAATATGTACGATTGCTGTTATAATAATATCGAAAATGTCGAACTTGATACTATGTGGGACGGCTGTTGGGAAGATATAGAGTTTCCAGAAGATATGGACGAGGAACTACAAGAAGCACTAAAAGAACGTTTTGAAGAATCCAGTGTATATGAAGTACTGGAAGACGAAGAAGGATGGAGCCAAAACGAATGTGAGGCGTGGATTTGGGGACCAATTCTTATCGAGGATGAAAACGGTAACAAAGTTAAAATTATTTGTGCTGACGAGAATGGTGATGTAATAGATTTTAAAGAGGAAAATTAAAATGAATGTAAGTGATAAATTAGAAAAAGTTTCGGATAGTTTTACTGTTAACATGTACGATAACGGATTTATGGTAGACGTAAGTGGACGAGATCCAGATGGCGAATATAAAAGTGCTAGAATTCTCTGCCAAAACTTAGAGCAAGTTATTGCTCTAGTAACAGAAATTACTTCCATGGAAAGAGATAGTTAATGAATAAGCATAATGTCGACGATGTAATTTTCAGAATGAAGAATCTCAAAGAATATAAAGTAGTTCGGCCTCTGGCTGACGAGTTTGTTCTCAATGGAAAAATGCCTTACGATATTAAACTTGACAAAGATAATATGTTAACTGTAACATTAATGGCTGTGGACAGAGTTGAAGCGGAACGTCGAGTTGACGAATTTCTAGAAGGAATGAGAGATGATTAAAAAATGGTTTAAGAAAAAATTCAAAGAATGGTCTAAAGAAGCATGGGAAAGTGGAAGAGAAATTGTAGGACAAGATATTGTTGTTGAAAGTAATTCAATGCGTAGTGAGCCCGTTCTTAATTTTACAATTTACAATGCTATTGGTGGCAAAATTGTAGAATTTAGATATCATGATAGACTGAAAGATCGTACTCACACACAAATGTACATCATTGGTAAAGATGATGACTTTGGAGAGCGAATTGCCAAAATAGCTACATTGGAGGCACTAAAACAATGAGTAAAATAAAGATAGCAGAGCTATTTTATAGCATACAAGGAGAAGGTCGCTTTATGGGTGTACCTTCTGTTTTCTTACGTACATTCGGTT